CTTCATCCCAAATACTACTATCATTTGGAATTATATTTGTCATTTTACAACATGGAGTAGACCACGACCAAATAACATTGCCAATTTCACGCCATTTGTCAAAGTCAATTTCAACATAATAACGGGTTGTTGACGTTTCTACAAAATAAGGAACAACACCATTTGGCAACGTATCAATTGCCAACATCGGAATTGTTCCAAATCCCGAACCCGTACCGTCTAATCGTCCAAATCCGAACCAAAATTTAGTACCATCCCCGCCGCCAGTACCTAATACGCCAATACCAACATCAACGGGGGATACGCCATCTTTAAAAGAAAAATACGCTCTTTTAATTATCTGCATGGCTTTTACCTCTAAATCGTATCTACTCGGAAAATTGAAAGCTAATCCGCACGGCATACCAATAATTGCAGATGTTTTTAATTGATTGATAATGTTTGTTTCACTTCCTCCGTATGTACCGACCAATTGACCCGTTTTAATTGCATTATCCCAATTTACAATACGTGGGTCGTTTGCGTCTAATTTTTGAATACGCACTAAATTAGATGCCGACGGGTTGGCAAAATTAGCTCCCCAAGCGATATAAGAATATTGCCCGTTTACTTGATAATTTACAACCGGGTTCCAATCAATAATAACATACAACGTACCCGAATTTCCCGTTATTTTTGAAAACGTTGGTTTAGTTATATCTGTATTTGCGGGTAATGCAAGCGAAACCGCCCGCCTCTCTGCGCCTGCCGCTTGACTTGCAGTTTCATCTAATATAAATAAATCTAATTCCGTTATATTAGGCGTTGCGGATTTTGTATTGCCTCGACTTGAAAAACCGTGTATGCTAAATATGTGGTCTTTAGACGCTTCATTTGGGACAAAACCAATAAATTTAATTGCATTAACATAAACGGGTCTATCGTTTACATTATCCAACCCAATTACATTACCGATACCGTCATTTGTTGCAAATCCGGTTGTTGTTTTTACCCATGTACCCGATTTATTAGATAATATTGCAATTTCATTATCTAATACGATAGAGTTAAAATTTGGATATGTTCCACTTTGTCCGGCAATGTAGAAAACATTTTGGTCGGGCGTTCCCGGTGCGGTACTCGGCGTTGCAATTCCGGCAAACGTTGCGTTCACTCCTATTTGACTAATTAACGTTGTCAATGTATTTTGTAACACTTGACCCGTAATTTCTTGGTTCCTGTTTGCCTTGATAACAGACGCAACGGCGGCTTTTAATTCTTCGTAATTTCCCATACTGATAAAAATTTAAACTACATCATTGTTATTAAAGTCATTATTAAAGTCTTTATTGTAATCGCCCCCGGTCGTTGGAATAACGCCCCGTCCGATTTTCTTAACCACGGTTGCGCATTCAAATTCACATTCGACGGACGCCAAATTGCCTTGTGTTTGCCATTTGGGGGTAATTAAAAACGTGTCGCAATCGTATTTCCTGCCTTGACTATATACCGTTACAAAATCACTCATACGGATTAACCGCATTACGTCGCAAAGGTATTCGGGGGCTAAAAAGACAAACCGAAACGTTTTTTCCGATATTTGTTTTTCCGGGAAAAAATACCCGTCCCGTTCTTCGCCCTCTTCCTCAAACTTGTATTCCGGCTTTCCTAACTCCGAACACACGTAAACCCGGTTTTTGAATTGGACGCCCTCGTAAACGATTTGTCCGCCGTCAACTTCCATATTGGCGGCGTCGCTCCATTCAACGCACAAATAACCGTCCATTCCGCCGGAAATCCACGTAAATACATCGGAATAATACCATTGTACGCCGTCGTTAATTCCAATCATATAACGCCCCTCCGGGAAATCTAAAGCCATCGGCAACAAACCGGGGTAAACAATAACATCATAACCGTAATTTGCAAACCGGACAATCTGCAATCCGGTTTCCAACATCGGCGTTGTTATGTCCGCCAATATCCGGGTAAATTTATAATCATACAACCGAACCGATACAATGTTATTTGAACGGGTCGGGCGTATGATTTGAAACGGCAATAGTTTATTGATAGGCGTAAACAACGGGTAAACGTCGCCATACGCATACGATTTTTTATAATCTTGGTATTGCACGCCCTCGTAAAACGGCAATACGGACAAATTATTATTCGGTGTCATACTTCAAAGTTGTTTTAATTGAACGACTGCACAAATTTACGCTTAATTTATCAACTTGACCGTTACCGATATACGTTTTTATTAGCTGCATCGGGTTTGGGTCGTCATTCGCCGGAAAACTAAACGTTTGTTTCTTCTTTCTCTCAATACCGTATGCGTAAACCTCGGAACCGTTTATTGATACACGACGGGCGGGTAAATCATACATCCAATACGAGGATTGCAAATTGATAAACGCCAAATATCCGTTTTGCAAAAAGTATTCGACGCCGTTTATTGTTTGGCGGGTAAATGGCAATATCCATTGCGACCCGGACGTTGGCGGCACGGCGGCAAACAAGGCGAACCCGTCGGAACTCATATTGCCGGGGTTTAACAACATCATATCAATATCGGACGTAAAGTTTGATATATTAATTTCTTCAACCTTTCCCGGAGTTACATACTTGCTAATTACTTGTATCGGCAATCCCTCAAAAGCCGCCGTAACGTCGTCCATCCATTCAAATTGGTAACGTTCGGGCAAATCGACCTTATCAAACGAATATTCCGACGTATTGAACGCCCACGGTTTCCCGTTGCGCAAATTCAATTCCTTTGTCAAATCATGGCTTAATATAGCCCCGCCGGAATAGGAACCGCCATTGCGGAAATATTGGATATGTTCGATTTTAAATTTGCCGTCCTCAATAAACCAATAACACCTGAAACAATCCCGTAACATATTGGTAAATTGCTGTAATGTCGTTGGGACTTTCTGTGCGGGTTGCTGATATTCCCCGTTTATAATATTGGTTTTCTGTGATACAAGCAAACGGAAATTCAACCCGGATATTGGGTTGTTTCCGCCGTATAAAAATTGGCTGTATTCCGCCGTTGCTGCGTGGGTAATACCCGGCGCAATCTGATTGAGCAAAACAGATATACACGACGCAACCGGGAACGCATCCCGCAAAGTATATTCTTTCCTTGCTTTTTCCTCTAATAACCAATCCATCAAATAAAAACCAAACCACAACGACGCATAACGCCACGTTGACCGGGCGATTGGATAAAACGTTTGTCCGTATATGGAATAAGGGGGCGCAAAATACTTTCCGCTGTCCGCTAATCCCCACTCGGTCGGGGTATCTGAAAAGTTGTTTGAAATAAACGCCACGTCGATTGCGTAACCAATCGCACGCCTATAATTACGGTTATTATCAACTATATCATCGGCGGGCAATGGATATGTATTAAGGTCGTCGATTTTCTCCACATCGCACAAATACCGGGCATATATATTGTAACTTTTCATATCGGCGTGCATTGTCCCGGTTGCCCCGGAACCCTCAACGGCGGTTAAATCGAACTCCAACGTATCAAACGGGGACGTTGTAACCTTTTGATAACGGAACATTGCCACGTCATCCGAACGTCGGCGTATCTCAACCAATGCAACCCCAAACGGCACGCCGTCAATTCGTTGTTGTGAAATATAGATATAATAATTAACATTCAATTCCGGGTATAATTTCCCCTCGAATGCGTCCGCACTTGCACCCGTTGCCATTCGTCCGGTATAAAGCCCGGATATTACCGCCGGGGAACCGTTGGACGTAATTTGTATTTCTTTCAATATATTGCACAAAGCAAAATGATAGGTTTGTACTAATGCGTTTTGGTCGGTCGTGGCGTTTGCGTCTTGTTCCCAATTCGTACCGCCCAAAAAACAAGAAACAACACTATCCCCCGGAACGTATATTTGAATTAATGGACGCTTGTTTATCGTTATCCGTTGGATTGTCGGGGCTAACGTTATTAAATTGTATTCCTTTTCCAATCCCGCCAACACGTCGTTATAATCGTCGATTGCGTCCGGTTGTACAACAACCTTTTTATCGTAATCGGTAAACGTGCAATCGGTTTTCATAAACTTGCCTTGAAAGTATTGGAACCATGTACGCCCGCCGTCGTCGCTCTTTTCAATGCAATACAAAAATTCATTGTCGAACGATTGACGGTTTATATAGTCGTAATCATCCCGGACAAAGGTAATTTTGCCGGATAATTTGGCACGATAAAACCGTTGGTTGGTTTCTAATTCGTACTCCTTTGCCAAATCGTCCTTATAAATCGGATGCACGGTTTGACCTTGTAAGACGTTCGGGGCGTCCAACGTTCCCAATCTCAACCATGCCGTCCCGTTTGCGTATTCTGATTTTCTTATATTTAATCGGATATATACGGCATTATTGGGTATATCAAATTCCGTATTATTAGCGGGTGGGTTACTTCCCCAACCGCCAATTACTTTTTTATTACTATCATAAAATACACCCCCCATTTCCGGGGTGAAATTTTGATATAATTTCCGGGGATATACATCACGGATTGAAATAAATGTACGTGTATAATAATAAGTTATATTATTTCCCTCTATATTTCCCGTACTGCTATTTATCGCCCCACTTGCTAAAAACGCATTTACAAATGAATGTCTATAAATCGGGTTCATATCAATTTTTAATTTTACGTGTCAAATTCTTGTAAACCTCAATAACATTGCCGTTGCCATCGACGTAACGACGGCGGCGGTTTTGTTCCTTTATCTCCCTTACATCGTCTTTCAAATCCCGCAAATCCGGTGCGTTGTTTTGTTGAACCGTTACATTAACGCCGTCGGTATTGTAGGCATTAAGGTACTTTTGCGGGAATGTTCCCCGGTTCAAACTATTTATTACGTCCGGGATTAAACGACGGAAACGGCGGGAATTACGTTTATTGATAACGGCGAAAAATTCCCCGCCCTCGGCACGCCTCCGGGTTCCGTCCGGCTTGGTTCCTAAATCCACATCGTCCCCGGATTGGTGGGAACCGCCCGCCAACAATTCAACCGTACCATCGCCGTAACTTTCCGAACCCCCGGCGTTGGCTGATTTGGATAATTGGGCGGCTTTGATTTTGGCGGCGGCAAAGGAACCCCACATTATAGCAATTGCCGGGATTGCAAACGGGAACCCCAATTGCGACCAAATCAAAGCGGACGCCGTTACAAGGTTTCCAATTTGTTGTATCGTTTGTATTGCCGCCTGTGCTTTCTGTGCCTTTTGTTGCTCCTTTAGGGCTTTTTCTTGGTTCTTTTTGGCTTGGTCTAATTCCTTTTGTGCCATTGCAACGTTATTGGCGTAACCGTTCGCCCGTGCCTCTAATTCCGCATCTAATCGGCGTTGGCTTGCGTCAACCTCTTTGTCAGCGGCGGAAACGGCGGCGTCGGCGGCTTGTACCTTTGCATCCAAAAAACCGTTTAATTGCTCAATGGCAAAGGAAACGGACGTACTTATTGCCTCCTTTTGGTCGTCGTCCAAATTAAGTCCAAACAACCCGTAAATATCGTTTCCCCGTTCGTCGCCTTTGCTTTTCTCAATTTCTTGGTCGATTTTCGCAATGGTATTTTCGATTGTCTTAACCTCGGCATCCGTCATTTTAACGCCCGCCGCTTTGTTCAACTCTAAAATCTTTTGCAACCGTGCCTTTTCTTGTGCCAACCGGAACCGGGTTTTGCGTTCCTCGGAATTGCGGATTAAATCAAACTCGGACGCCTCCAACGCTTGTGTTTGGTCGAATAGCATTAACGCCCGTTGTTGGTTTAACTCGGTCGTTTGCTTCAATACCTCGGCATCATATTTGGCGTTAATATCCGCCTCGGATTGGCGCACGTCCTCGGCTAATTGTCTATTTTGCGCCAATTCAATTGCCCGTTGTTGCTGTAATAACTGAATACGCAAATTTATTTCCTCTTGGGAACCCTCACGGGCGGCGTCTAATTGTAATTGCGTCCGGTCGGCGACGGCTTGCATTTGGTCGATTGTTATTTTGTCGTTCAATTCGCCCAAACTTTTTGCGTATTGTTGTTGCAAAAGTAATTGTTGGTTAAGCAATTCGGCAACTTGTGTTTCAGTTAATCCCCGCTCGTTTTCTAACCGGGTGTTAATGTCTTGTATCTGCCTTTCATACTCAACCCGCAATTGTTCCCGTTGCTTTTCCGCACCCTCTGCCATCAATGCAATTTGGGCGTCCTGCGTTGTCCGTTGTGCGGACAATTCCGCCGCCCGTTGTTGGTTGGCAATATCTACCATATCAACTGCCAATTGTTCCCGTAATAAAACAATTTGGTCGTTCAACGCTTTGCGTGCCTTAACCGTTAAATTGGTTTCCGTTCTCAACTGCAATTGTATATCAGCAATCGCACGGGCGTTGGCGGCTTGGCGTTGCGCCCGTTGTTGGTCGAACGTGTTTTTAATTAAGGCAATCCGGGCGTCCTCGGCTTTCCGTAATATGTCGGTTTCGGCTTTGGCGGCATCCCGGTTTTCTTGTTGACGTTGTGCCGCTTGTATCTTTCTTTCGGCGTCCAAATCCGCCCCCTCGGTTTTCAGATTAACGGCAATCTCAACCGCCCGCCCGGTATTATCTATTTGACCCTGCAAGGCTTCAATCGCTTCATCAACCTTGACTTTATCAATTTTGCCGTCTAAATCAACATCAATATAAACTTTCTTATCCCCACGGGCTTTGGCGTTATTGAGTTGTACCAACATATCGTTTAGTTGTTTCAACTTTGCCCGGTTCGCTTCCAAATCGTCTAATTCTTGACCGTAAAAACCAACGCTTTTATTGTGTGCCTTTGTGCGCTCGGCTAATATTTCGTCCTCAATCTTTCGGGTTTCGGACAATGAAGCGTTGCGGGCTTTGGCAATGTTTAATTCCCGGTTCAATTGGGCGACACGTTCGTTGCTAACTCGGTTCATTTCGGTTGCCTCGGTTTCCAGATAATCCAACCAAACCTTTTGCGCCTCATTAAGTTTTTGTTGGTTCTTTGCCGATTTATCGGTATTAGAGGCAAACAGAACTAAAGCCCCCACAACCGTAACCAATGCCAATGCCAAAAGAACATACGGGTTTGCGGCGGCAATCAGATTGAAAGCCTTTTGCGCAATGGTAGCCGCCAACGTTGCCTTTGTTCCCTGCATGGTAACAAGACGGTTATAAACTTGCGCTTTGCTCAATGCCGCCATTTGTAGCCGGGAAATACCCAACATGATTGCGGATTGTTTTTGTACTGCGTTTTGTATGGCTTGAACCCCGGTTGTAATGGCTATTGCTGCCTGTAATTTCTTTTGTGCTTCCTGCACTTCCTCGCTTTCAGACCCGAACAACTCCATTGCTCCGGTAAATGCAGCAAACCCACCGGACGCACCCGCCGCAAAACTCAATACGGCATCCAAATTGGACGTATCGGACGCCATCCGGGTAATCTCGGCGGTTGCATCCTTGACCGCATCCCGTAATATTGCGGTTTCTTTGCTCAATTGCTGATATTCGGCGGTTCCTTGCTTACCCTCCAATCGTAACAATGCTAATTGCTTCGTTTGGTTCTCTATTTGGGTCGTCAAACCTTTTGCGGCGTCGGAATAGTTACCGACGTTTAGGGACGTTTTCCCGGTCTCTTCCTGCAACCGCTTCATTTCCTCGTAAATCGCTTTTGTTTCTGCAACCAATTTGCGCCCCTCTTCGGTCGCCTCTCTTTCCTCAACCGTCATGTTATTGAGGTATATTTTATTGATTGAGTATTGAGCGGATAAACGATTATATGAACCCTCGGCGGACTGATTTAACCGGGTCGTTAATTTGTTCAACTCGTTTGCCTCCTTTTGGGCTTGCTTCAATTCCGCCAATCGCTTTGCGTTCTCACTTTCCGCAAATGCCAAATCCCGTGCCGCCCGTGTCAATTTGTCGGTATCGTTCGACGCCCCCCGGATTGTCTTACGTCCGTTTTCGGTCGCCCCGCTTACGCCCTCCAATGCAGCCTTAACCGTTATCGCCTCACTCTTTATATTTTTTAGAGTGTTCATATAGGCGTCGGAAAGTTGGTCTAACTGATTTATCAACTTTGTAATCGAATCGTCCGGGCTTACAAGGTCGCTATATTTTATAGGGTTGTTATTATCTGCCATACTTAACGTTATTTGCGGGCAATTTACCCCGTATTAAATTATCTTTTCTTTTCCATGTAGTTAATCAACCAAAGAAAAACAACGCCGCAAATCGCCTTATTTGACGCCGTTTTTATTTTTGGTTGGTTTCAACAACTCCTTTATCCGCTCAAATGCGTTGTAATACTCTAAAACGGTGTATTTCTTTGGCTCCGGTACGTGTAAATGTTGGGATATGGTTAAACACATATTTTCAAACTGTTTATCGTACTGAATTTCCATGTTATCGGAACCACTAAAAACAACCGGGCGATTGTACAACAACAACATCGTCGTTATTTTATCAATTTCCGCCCGTTTGTCCTCTGTATCGCCGTTTATAATCGCATCCAACATTAACATTGTGCGGTTGCGCAATTCGTCGTAATACTCTTTAACTGTCGCATCGTCGAACAACCGGGGGAAATACATTTGCAATTCTTCATCTATTTTTTTTTTGACCGCTTCCATTTGGGCGGTCAACTCTTTAACGGGAACATCGCCGAACATATCGACGACCTTTTGCAACCCATCGTCGGATAAATCGTTGTACGGTTCCCCGTCGATTGATTTAACCAACACGGCAAACGCCAAATGCTTTGGGCTTATCCCGGTTTGAATGAAATACACGTTTTGCCGCATATTATCCAATTCGATTGCCGCCAATTCGGGGGTTTTGCTCCGGGCGTATCTTATCGCCTTTTCAATATGCGTGTCGAAATCCTGCAAATCGGAACCAATCCCGGCATCAACTAACAACATTTTGTTGTACTTATGAAATCGCAACATCGGCAATTCGTCGATAGCGTCGTATATCTCAACGGTGCGTTCTCCTATCTTAACGGTTTTCATAGCAAAAAACGGGTTATCATTGTGGAACAAAAGGGAACCAACAACAACGTCGGGTTCCCAGTTATAAACGCCAAAAGGATTGCCAAAGCAACCCCCGACCAAAAGGACAAACAGAAATCGCAATTAAACATCTTTGCGAAAAACTCGTTGCCGTGGACTTGTACCCATTCGATAACCCGCCATTTGCGTAACAAGGTCAACCCAAATGCGGCGACCAAAGCAACTACGACCGTATAAAATAAAAATGCTTTCATATACTTGTTGTTAATCAGTTAAACACGTTTCATCAATTCCCAATTCCCCGGCAAACCGGAACCCTGCGAACGGGTGCATTAAAAATTGATTGTCTATTTCGTCCAAAGTGAACCCGGCAAATATGTTTTCCGCCTTTGTGTACACTCTGTTTATTGTCATGGAACCGGAACGCAACCAAATACCGCCGTTCAATACCCGCATGATTTGTTGTTTGACCGCCTCCGTATTCCGGTTGTTGGCGTCGTTGGTTATCGTGCGCATATCAAACCAAAAGATAACCGAAAACGGCGTTGTATATTTGTTTTGTTCGCCGGGGAACCAATCAATTTGTTGCGGGTCGTCCAACACGAAAAATGAAAAATTCCCTATATTACTATCCGGGGCAATCAACATATATTCATTGCCGCCGACGTAAATATTAGGCGTGTAATATCGTTTCCCTTGTATGGACTTAACCAACCGTTCAGAACGTCCAAAGGAATAATTAAGCCACGGCAACCCGTCCGCCAATCCCTTTTGAATATTGGCAATAACCCGGTCGAATAATTCCGGGTTCTTTATAATCGGTACTCTATCCATTTCCGTATATTGTTTTTTTTGCTTTGGTTAGCAAATCCGGGTAAACGTATTGCCAAATCAATTTAGCAATGTTTTCGTTCGTCAATCCCAATATTTGCCGCCCGTACTTTTTAATCAAATCTTCCGTCTTGAAATCCGACGCCTTAATTTCAAATTGTTTGTCGCCGACTTCCAAATAAAAACTACTCTCAAAATCGCCCTCATCCCGTAACGTTACCCGGTTCGTCGGTTGTCCCTTTTCCTCCTTAATGGCTATTGTTAGCGGGGTATAAGGTCGATAATCCATTATGTCAACGCCCAATCGGTTAATACCTTGTTCAAATAATTGTTCCTCGGCGTTGGCATCAATGATAAACGCCGTTGTCATTCCGTCGTCGATTATTTCCCGTATAATCAACCCGGACGTCAACCCGTCGTTAAACGTATTAACCCGGTTGCGTAAATCAATTATTGATTGTAACCCCGCCATAATGCAATTACGTTGTCCGGTACTTAACGCCCCGGTTGTTGCAACTCAAACAAATACGGTCAATCCCTTGCGTATCTAATCGCAAAGCCTCAAACGCTTTTTTAAGGTCATAACCCAAACCGCTGGGGCGTCCCTCAACGTTCCCATCCAACTCGTACAATATTTCCATTTTAGAGGCGTTGGATTGGTTCCGGTTGACCCTTACGTTGGGGTTCATTGCCAACGTGCGCAAAGCGATTGCCGCAACTTGGCGTTGTATTACCGTTTGGAAAATCGCCCGTTGTTCAACGATAAAATCGGTTAGGTCGCAACCAACGGTAATTTCACAATTCAACCCGTAATTTAGCGTATTAGTGTACATCGTGTACGCTATATCCCACAACTCCGGGTATTCGGCGAATGTTTCCGGGGCGTTGTACATAAACGGGGAAATCTGCAAATACTTTGTCAATTGCCGCCATGCCTCAATATTGCCGTACCCGGTACACGTTCCGCACGGTTCGCCGCTCCAATCTTTCGACACGTTAATTGCTTGCATCCCGGCGGGCAAATCGTCTTGATTGTAACAAAGGAACCACGCACCCCCGGCGTTGTTTGCGTCGCTTATATATGGCAAAAAACAATCTTCCAACGTAAACCATTGAAAGCCGCCATTTGTTAGCGTAAAATTCAAATCAAACGTTTTTATCGGGTCAATCTGCGAACTATGGAATAGATACAATTTCACAATCCCGGTTCCGCCCGTCATTTGCAAGCCTACACGGTGTATTTGTGCAGTTACTCCCATCGCCCGCACCGGGATAATCTCAAACCCTACCAACTTATGATTATTCGGTTGGGTTGCTCTTATTCGTCCCGCACCGTCAAAGAACGTGCGCCGTTCCAATAGGTTCTTTGCTTCCTTATCCAACCCCTTTATTTGGGTAAACGTTTGTACCGCCGTGGAAATTCCGTTGCGGGTCAAACGCTCCAAATAGTCGGACAATATGTTGTATTTCTCCCAAAAGGTCGAACCCTCGGCGGGAACCTCGGCGACGTTATCAACCAAAGCAACCCAATACAAAGGTTTGCCCGCCGCATCGTTGGCGTATTGTACCACGGTTTCGGCTTTCCATTCCTTTGTATCGTTCCAAACCGGGTATTGAAAGCCCCAATTGTCCGGGACGATTGCCGCCATATTATCCAACGTTACAAGCGGGTGCGCCCCTTGAAAATATAACCCGCTTTCGGTTTCTGTCAACCGTTCGGCGATTGCCTCGGCGGGATTATATGATTGCTCCCAACCAACGACGTTTAATAATTTATCTTGTATCTCTTTAATCCGGTACATACTGCGTAAAATTAAAAAGGGGGCGGGGATAACCACCCCGTTCCCTCGGTTAAATAATCGTTCCGTTTCCCGGCTTATGCGCCTGCACCCCCGGCGGGAAATTCCCCGGCGTTGGTTACATATACGGGCATTCCTAACGGTTCGTTCGGGTCGCGTGCTGCAATCTCGGCTTTGATAATCGGATTTGCCACGGTGTCCGGTTTGCTGTTATATGCTACCATGTAGGCAACATCAACGCTAAATCCGAAATACTCCTTAACCGCACACGTCAAATCGGCGGTTGCGTCGCCCATAATCGCCGATTGGTCGCCCACGGCGGTATAATAATGCGAACCAACGGGCAAATCAATGTACGGCAATCGTACAATGTCCCATTCGTGGAAATTCACACGGGTGCGGCGGTATGCCTCACGGTCAACACGGGTTAAGATACCAACGTTTCCATCGGCAACGGCAAACATTGTTCCCATTTTACCCGCTTCGTCTGTTACGTTGTTAGTATAATGCAATACTTTGTTGTCGTATTCCATGCGCTTATTAACGTCGTTGTAAACGCCATGTTGCGCCAACTTGCGTATTAGGCTATCAACACCCGCATTTGCGATAAGATGGATATATTCCGGGTAACAATTCGCCCGCATGATTGGGTTAATGTCGCCCAAAATCTCGGTTGCCATTTGGGTTGGAACTTGTACCACGTTTCCGGTCTGCTTGTAGTTGAGCAAAGTTTTGAAAACCTGCGTTTTGTTCGCTTCCAATGCGGCAACGGCTCCTTTATCCAAAGCATCCGCCAACGTACGGGTTGTTTTCTCCATTTTACGCATAAAATCGTGTTGGTACGAAATCTCATTGTTTGAGTATGCCGCCGGAACCATTGTAAACCCGATTGCATAAGTAGCCCAAACAAGCGTTACCAATGCGGACGTATTTTCATTATCAGCAATAACGCATGAACGCACGTTGCTAACTTGTACGTTTTCGTCATAATTGATAACCGGAACTTGTACCGTGTTGCCGATACTTACTAACGCCCTATCTCTCAAATTAGGGCTAATGATTGAGTTGGGGGCGTTGGTTTGCTCAATAAAGAAATCCAATGCGCCGTACTCACACGGGCGGAACATATTACGGTCTAACTCCGGGTTCTCTATCCGCCAATTTTGTACTCTCGTTGCTATTAAACTCATACGTTTAAAAATTTAATTGTTTATAAATGCGGGTTTACCCTTTACCCGTGTTGTCTTTTACCTTTCCGGCAATGCGGCAATATTGTTATCCTGCCATGCCTGTTTCATTCCGGCGTCAAATTCAGCCGTTCCAATCTGCAAACCTTGTTGTTGCAAAGTGCTTGCGATTGCGTCGTATGCCTCAACCCTCGTTTTTGCGCCGGATATATCAACGGTAACATTACCGCCCGCACCGCCGCCCGCCGGGAAATTGGTTCCGCCGCCCGCCGCTTGGCGTCCTTTATCCAAAATACCCATTGTTTCCAATTCACGGGTCAAAAGGTCGCCGGGGGTGTACGGGTTCAACTGATTGTTCGGGTTGCGCATGATTGCGCCGTTTTCGTCCTTAAACGCTAACATTTTGCCGCCTTTGCCGTCGTCGATAAACTCCGGGTTCATACCCTTAATTTTTTCGATTGCTTGACCCAACAAAACCTTTGTTGCGCTTTCCGGCAATCCTGCCTTAAACTTCAACCCGGCGGTTGCTGTCTGCAATGCCGTTTCAACACGAATGCCAAACACTTCCTTTGTGTGGGTTTGTTCGGCTTCATCGTATTTGCTTTTTAGGTCGTTGTATTGGGTCGTAACGCTTTGCAAATCTGCCTTTGCTTGCTTCAATGCCTTTGCGGTTTCCGCATCCGTCGCACCGTCGGCAATGGCTTTTTCCAAACGTGCCTTTTCTTTGGTTAGGCTGTCAATCTGTGATTGCAGACCGTTTGCGCCCTCAACTTTGGTTTTGAACTCGGTTAATACTCGTTTGGCGTAATCAAACGTTTTTTCGGTTCCGTTCTTGGCGATACCGGAAACGGCTAAAATGTCCGCATCCAAACCGCCGTAAATTTCCCCGGTTTTTTTCGCTATTACGCTATTTTCGTCGTTGACGGACAATGCTGTGATTGCCGCAATTTGTTCGTCGGTTAATCCGGCTAATGCCGCATTTGCAACTAAAATTTCTCTCGTTAACATAATTCTTTCCCTTTGAATTAATTAAGTGCGATTGCTTCTACTGCTTCGCTGTTTGCGTTAATAATATCAATTGTGTATTTTGGCGAATCCCCGGTTGTGTCAACCAACCAACTAACAACACGTGCATGGCTGATTTTCTTTTCAACCTCTTTTGTTACCAAAATGACGTCGGTAATTGTTCCGCCCTCAATACATTCAATCAACTTTTTCTTTGTGTTGCCATCCAATGCGGCGGCGGTTGTTGTTACTTCAATAACCAAATTGTCCTGCTGTGCAATCTGTGCCATAATCGTATTTTTAATGGTTTAATACTCTGTTACTTTTTCGCTCCGGGTTTGTCCTCGGCTTCTGCCTTTGCCTTTGCATCGGCTTTGGTTTCTTTGGCGGGTTCCGCCGGGATAACTCCCGCCGCTTTCAATTCCGCCAAAATTTCAGCCTTTAACGCCGCTTTTTCCTCGGCTTTGGCTTTCGCCTCGGCTTCTGCCTTTGCCTTTGCATCGGCGGCGGCTTTCTCGGCGTTGGCTGTGGCTTTTTCTGCCTTTGCCTTTTCGTCCGCCTCGGCTTTGGCTTTCATGTACTCGTTGGGGTCGTGCAATACGGTAATCGTGTAACCCTGTTTTCTCAGATTGTCGGCAATGCTATTTTCATAACTCTTTTTGCCGAACTTCTGAATACGGGGAATTGATAACCGTTTGCCCGTTTCGCTGTCGAATTTCTTAATTTCGATAACGCAATGATACAAATGTTTCTCATTGTCCGGGACAATGTAGTTTTCGGGCGTAACGTCGATAATCGCAACGTCTTTAGTTTTGCCCTCGCTTACTTTCACTCGCATAATCGTTAAATTTATTTGTTATAAAATTTATCTTAGAGTTGAACGGCATATTATACCCGAACTCTAACACATTCAAATATTCACGTTCAAATCTGCGTACAAAGTTAGCAAAATTCAACTTTATACGCATATCGTTTTCGCTGATAATCTGTTTGCCGTACAAATCCAATACCTCGTTACGGGTTAAATGTCGGTACGGTTCCAATTCCGCCAACGTCAACATACGTTGCAATTGGGTTGGGTTGTTCCGATATTCCGTTTCGATAATTTGGTTTTGTAGGGCGTCTAATTCCGCCTCGCTTGCGCCGCTTTCCTTTGCCACCTTGTAACGTTCCCGTAACTCGGTTGCGTTGGATAAATAAAACTCCGTGCCGTAATTGACTTTTGCAGAAACGAACAAACCGCCATACCTCAAACGGCAAACGGTTTCATCGACGAATTGTTGCGCCGCCTCAAATCCTTTCTTTACTCGGTTTAATACCGTGCTTTGGCTCTCAAAATTCGCCTGTATTTGTTGCTCGTTCAATGCGTCCCGTGTGGTTATTTCCTCGTTGGTTCCAACAACCGACGTAATAATGTCATTCTTTAGGCGGTTTTCTTCCTCAACGTTATAATCCAAACTCCCACGGTCAACGGTTAGCATTTGCACCGGGTTACGCAAATCGGGTTGTTTATCCCCGTCCGGTATTGGTATTTCAACGAACGAACCGACGCCGTTAATACGACTATCCCCGCATTTGGGGCAACGCATCAAAAGCCCGGCGGCGTCCAATCTGTAAAACCCTTGTTTGTCTTTCAAAAACCCACCGTCGCAATAATCGCCATTTTCGCCGTTACTGAAATCGCAACTTTGTTCATACCCGGAATAAATCGGATATGCACCGTACAAATCTAAATGTCGTTTACTGATATGGTAAAACAAAAACCAATCCAACGCCTCCAATTGCTTGGTTAGCGGGGATTGCTTAACGTCGGGTTCCGATAAACTCAACGGTTCGTTCCAAAAGAAACGGGCGGGACAATAACCGACGTCGTGCGGGTTATCAACCAGCAATTCGCCGATATTGTGTTTTTTGTCCTCTCTGAATACTCTATAATGTTCGTCGTCAATTACTGCGATACGTTCGCCGTCTTGCCTAAATATGATATAATCCATTACCCCCGTCGTCGGGTTGGCTCTGTAATCAATCACGGATGCAATAGGCAACCAATAGAAATACGGTTGCGGGTATTTGTCGGCGGGGTTTTGTTCGCTCGGCATATCGACAATTAGAACGCTATTTATTTCGGTTTGGAAAAACTCCCATCCTTTTGTACTCCAAATTTCCGGCTCATGTAGTACGTCTTGGCGGTAATACTCCCAATCGTCCCTTTGTTCCGGGTTTTGGAACTGATAATTGAACGCCGGGTTACGACCGTCAAAAATCCGGCTCAACTTATCAAAACAAACGCCCGTTACCTCGTTTGTCTTAACGGGGTAACGGAACAATGTTTTGAACATCTTAAACTTGTCATGCGGCAATAGGTTAGAAACAAATGCCATAAAGTCCGTAACCGGTTGGCAAATGTCAAACGACGTAATACGGGTGCGGGCGTGAAAATTAATGCGTTGTTGATGATAAACGGCTTTGTTTATCGTCTTACGCTTTTTCGGCTCCGCTATCCGTTTTTTTATTTCGTTTATACTCAATCCCATTGTCGTTGGTAAATTTAAAATCGCTGTCTTTAGGTAACTGCCAACCGCCGTTGTTTGGCATCCGCAACAACCGTTCGGCGTGCTTAATCTCAAATTCTTCGGTCAAACCATGCGGCGGACAAACTAATTTAACCTTTGTAACCTTTGCCGCCATATCGTCAACCTCCTACGTTTGCGGGTTTCAAATCGGTTAGCGGGTTGAAATCCGGGGTTACAATTGTGAGGTCGTCCGAATAGTTCGGCAAAAACGCCCATTGTATTGCGTTGCTGTCCGGGGCTTCTAATCCGCCGTGCGTTTTGTCCCCAATGAACAAAGAACGAATTGGAATAGGATAATACGTTGTTTGGGTCGTTTCGTCTTGAATGGCTTCAATACTTCCGTTTTCGTCAAACAGATAGACGCCCAAATTATCCGCCCAACTTTCGCATTGCAATTCTTTCATTGCCTTAATTACTGATTGGGGGATTTTACGCATTACGCCCGTGAACGGGTTAGGTTCACGCCCTATAATTTCCTCAACGCCTCCCAATGTTTCGTTACCGCCGCCAAAGGTTCGGGCGGCTCCGGCTTCGTTGGTCGGGGCTTGGATATACGGGGAAACAACAATTTTTGTGCTATCAGCCGCCGACAATAACGGCGTCCATGATGCAAGCAAAGTAATTGCCTTTTCGCTCGTAAAACTGTTTTTGCTTCCATCGTCTTTGGTTAGACGTTGAAACGCTACCTTTTGGATTTGCCCGAAACTTTCGGCACATTTAACGGCGGGAATATCGGGCAATGAAGCCGCCGCCGGACACTTACAAGTAATCATGAATTCAATTTTTAACGTTAAAACTATTATTTACTATCTCCGGGCTGTCCCTTTGCCCTTTGTTTTCGCTACAAAGTTATAAACTTTTTCGGTTACAATCTTGCATATCTCAAAAATAATGCTAATTGCGACGTTTTACGCCTCGGTTTGCGTGTGCGTATGGTTGTATATTACCGTCGGCAATCTCTTTTTCGTAAATCCCGGTTAATCCGTCCTCCGGGTCGTCGTGCGTGTTTGCATCGAAATTGCGCAAAAAGGTTGTAACATGGTCGTAAATCGCTTTGTACCGGGTTTCCCAACCGAACGGCATAATAATACTTTGGTTCACCATTGCGGACGCCGTAATTATCCGGCTTTCCTTATTGCCGCCTTGATAAAACGGGTCTGTCATAGCCCGCATTTTCTTTTTAATAACCTTTTCGTAACCCGCACCTCCGTTGTTACTCTCAACCCATACTTTTTGCGTGCCGTTCCTGTTAATCATTGCCGGAACGGTTACGGTTGTAACGTCCGTATTTTCGTCCGTCATTTCCATATCCGTAATTAAAGCAAATAACAACGGTTCCATACGCTTTGTTTTCTCGTTGAAAATCATGTTGTCCGATTTATAAACGTCATACGTGGCGGCAAACAAAAGGTCGTCCCCCTCATCGGCAACATCTATGTATGCGCCGGAACGTATGTACGTGCCGTAATCGGATTTTTCAACCCATGTTTTGAACGGTTGATATAATCGACCCTCGGCGGAACCGGGGTTGCCTTGATAGAGGCATTGAAATTGTACCGGGTCTAATGCTTTTTGCGCTTCCAACTTTTGCTTACTGTGTCGGCTTTCCCATAATGCCGCCCCCGGTTCCCGTGGGTCTATCTCGGTCGGTTCCCCGGTTTTCAATCCCTCAAAATTTATGCGCACCCACGCCCCCGGCGTTACGTTTTCCAAATCCGCCCAACACTTAACATCTATAATCGTTTCCCCGCTCTTTTCAATTCGTCCTATCAAATCGTCGTCGTGCCATCGGGTAAATACTATTAATTCCTGCGAATCGTTGTGTAAACGGGTGCGTACAACGGTCGTGTACCATTTCCACGCCGCCGCCCGTACTATCGGGCTGTTACCCTCGGCGTAATCCTTATAAACGTCGTCCAATATCGAAACGTCCACGGTTTTAGACGTCAGCGAACCGCCACGACCGACGACACGCAACGACCCCTTACGCCCTACCATTTCGATAACATCGGAATTGCGCAAATAGGTATTAGCCATTGTTACGACGTTTGACCCATTTAAGTACGTGCCGGGGAATAATTCACGATACCGGGGCGTGTCGATTATTCGTTGAACGTCCCGGTTAAAATCCCGTGCGATTGTCGCCGCATACGAACCGATACATATTTTGCGGTCGGGGTCTAACCCCAACATAAATGCGGGTAATTTACGGCTCGACCCCTCCGATTTGCCATGTTGGGGCGGTTGTTGTACAATCATCTTTCGTATTTTGCCGTGTGCGAACATATCCAACAACGTATAATAAACGACGTGGAACGGCTCTAATACTAAATCCGGTTGCATATACCGGGCAAAGTTGATAAGGCGTTTACGGGCGGCGGCCTTAACAAGCAAATCCGGTTGTTGCCGGATTGCGTCGTACATCTGCAATAATTGTTCGTTGTTCATTGCTTTGCTCCTTTCTCCCATTTAGAACACGCCCGACGACCTCGGACAATGTAAAATTCATAATGCGGGCAACGTAAACAAATCGGGTTCCCGTTTAAATCCCGGTGTCTATGGTCGTCCGTTATCCATTCCGAAAAACGGCACGTGTCGCAAATCTCGGTTTGCCATTCCGGTTGCTTGGTTCCCGGACGGGGTGCGGTTACTCTCTTTGCCATTATTGCGCCCCTCCTTTCTCGGCTAATGCCTTTTGAAACTCGGCGGATTGTAGTTTGTCAGCAACCGCAAACAACATATCGTCCGGGATTGCCTTAACGTCGTACTTTGGTTTGTCGTCGTCGGTTGTGGCATTATATCCGGGTATCTCAATTTTAACCGGGGCATCAAATCCCAACATCTTTGCCCGGCGTTGTTGAATGTTTAAAAGCAAATCCAAAAACCGGGGGTTCCCTGCGGACGTTTCGGTTGCGGTTTCATTGTACCCGTAATATTCCGGGTCGTCGTCCACGGCGTCCGTCTTAATCGGTCGTCCTTTGTTGGTTTTCTCTTTGGTGCGCATTTTCCCGGTTTTCGACGCCTCCCATGCCTCCCACGCTTGTTGCTCCATTTTATCCAATTTGCGCAATTCCTGTGTAACATATTCGTCTATGTTATCCAATCGTTCCCGCTTCCATTCGATAAGGCATTGTTGCAAATCATAATAAACCATTGCCAACGAAATAGTATAACCCGTTTCCCGTTTCGCTAAATCAGCATTCAACGCCGCCACTATTTCCCGGTATGAATAACCACGTAAAAACAGATTAGAACAAAACGCAACGTCATAATCCCGTTGTTCCTCGGTACGCTTATTATATCCGGCGGGTTTCCGGCTCCTATTACCCGTTTTCAATTTTCCCATCGTTCAACCTCTTTTAATGTTCAAACGGGGTAAAAAATCGACCTTTGCGCCTAATGTCTTAAACATCGTTTCGGTTCCTCGGTTCCTTTTCCCTTTCTCCCTTTGGTTCCTTTCCGGCTCTCTATGTCTTTTCTTATCCCGTCCCTCCTTAAAACGTGTTTACCCTTTACAAGTTATTTGCGGGGAATTTCCATTTTAAGAGGCTTTTGTTATTAACTCAATACTTTTATCGTCTTAATGGTTATCTTTCAACCACGGGGCAAATTTACGGCTTTTCCGGTGCATTGCCAAACGTTTGTACTCTCATGTATATAAACGGCAAAACCCCGGCTTTGTTTTCCGGGGCTTATTGCCTATTGTCCTATACCGTTTTCGTATCTCCCATTTGAGCAACGAAAATAATGTTGCGTTCCACGGGGGTTGGTGTATTCCGTTCCCCCTTTCATTTCCTTTATTACCAAACATACCGGGGCGGGCTTTCCATTTACCGGAAATTCCGGGTTGAAATATCGACACGTTCCGCATATCTTTTCGGGGCGTCGATTATCCGGGGCGCATCCGGTCGGCATATTGGGAATTTCCAACGAACATTTATTTTTCATTGCGTCGCCCTCCTTTCCGTTTATTCTTTGCCCGGCATTTGTTCCGGGGGTTCTTTTTCAAATCGACCCGTTGGATTTGTATTTCGGAACCGGGGAACATATCAGCAAAGAACGCCGCCATTGCTTCCACTTCTTTTGGGACGTTGTGCGCCTCCGGTTTCTTGTACTCCCTTTTACGTTCCGGTTGCTTTTCCATTTGGACGGCGGGGCAAACGTCGATAATCGGGCAACCCTTACAAGTATTTACGGGCTTTGCTTTCTTTTCGCTTTCGCAAATCGCTTTATATATCCGGTCGTCCGCCGTTCTAAATTCGTAGAAATCGTCCCGGTGTGCGCTTGCACGTGTGAACATTTCCATTGCTTCAACCGCAATGCGGGCTAAAATGTAATCCGGGGTATCGTTAAACGCCTTTTCCATTGAATTACGGTTTACTACCTCGGCAATCTCGTTAATAAATTGTTCTCTGTTAATCATCGCTCTATTGTTTTTTATCGTTCATAAATTGGGAATGTCTTTTTTGCCATTGCTCGCAACCGGGGTTCTCGCAATTAACCGGGCTTTCGGTCGTATAACAATAACCGTTCCCGTTGGCGTCCTCGCTTGTAATGCTGTCGCAATTGCCGCAACATTCGTGCGGGTGCGTCCGCTTATAATTCGGGTCGGTTTGGCGTCCCTTTACTTTGTCGTATGCCATTTCCAATAAATCCCGTTGCGATATGCCTAATATTACGGCGGAATGAAATACGACGGCGTTAAGGTCTGCCAATTCATCAATTACGGCGTTCATTCGTCCGGGGTCGTCAAATTCGGGCAATGCGTGTTTAACCGCCACTTTGTACTCGTTAAATTCTTCCTCCATTTTCCGGCAACGGGACGCAATGTTTGTTCCGAACAACTCATTAAACAGATTAGCAATTTGAGCAACAACCGGACGGGCGGGTTGCTCCGTGTAATTCTCGGCGGGGGTTCCTTTGGGTTCAAATTCCCGTTTAAAATCCTTTTCCGGGCGGGCGGTAAATCGTCCGTTCAATTCCCGGATAATGTACCAACTTTCCGGCACGTCAACGAATATGCCGTTACCATCGGGAAAAGAAAACATTGCTTTGCCGTCCAGGGTTCGTGGCGTTATAACGGTTCCCCCTCCGGTAAACCTCAATACGTCGTCCACGTTGTCCCGGCGAAATTGGATTGCGTCAACCTCTAACAAGGTGCGATAATACCGGGTTCCCGCCGTGGCGTCCGGGTCAACTAAACGGGTGCGCATTTCCTCCGGGTATTCCTCCAGGTCGTACTTCATATAAACCGACTGCCTACCATCGGCGTAAAAGAACTCAATAAAACGGTCGCCCAATCGTCCCCGGATTGCTTGTTTTAATGCCTCAATCCTTTGCGCCTCCGGTGTATCGTTCCCGTCGCTACCATTTTGCGCCCAACTCAAACGTATTGAGGTATCGGACGCCGTAACCTCAATTTCTTGTTTTGTTATGTCCTCAATCATTGCGCACATATCGCAATCAAAGGGGCTTAATACTTGCTTATTCATTGCTATTTTTTTTAATTGTTCTTACTGCGTTACTCTTTGGATATGCCAACCGCCAAAAAATCGTTTTTCGGTCGGTGCGGCTGTATTTATCACATTTCAGATTTGCCCCGGTGCAAATATCTTTTCCAATCTTACAACGAACGCAGCGTTGACAAAATAATGTTCCGGGGCTATCCGCCAACCGTTGTGCGGCGGGCGTCCATAATGTAGCAATTAAAACCGCACCTTTGACAATTGCCCGTTCGCCGGGCTTATACTCTCTTTCCCGGTCGAACGGTTCGGGTTGCTTTACTCTCATTCTTTGCCCGCTTCGTTTACATAGTCAAACAATGCGTCCAAATCTTCCTTTGCGCCTTTTACGCAAATTCGTACCCTATCGCCGCCCGCTAATGCGGTTTCGACAATCTCGCAATTATACCGGGGGGCGTTTATCTGTATCATTGCCGCCGTGGTATTCGTTACAAACTCGTTTCTTTCTTCCATGCTCTCGGATTTTTGAAGTAAATAAAATGCCTCTGTTGGTCGTTCTCGCTTTGGCACGCCCCAACAAAAGCGTTGCCAAAGATAACAATAAAATCTTTGCTTTCATCGTTTTACCTTTCTTTTAATCCATATAAACCGTATGCCAATGCCGACAAACAATATTTTCGCCTCAATGTCAACGTAACGGTCGTAACCGTTGACCGCATCCACAGACACGCCGGGAATAATAAACCAACTCTTATATTTCCAATATTCCCGGACGTAAACAGATACGCCAACCCGTCCGATATGAAACCCAATTTGCGCCGTATGTACGTCGCCATTGTTGCGGATAATTCCAACCTGTTT